GCGTTGTACTCGCCTTGGACTAGGCTTGCTGAAATGGCACAAGAATTCTTGCAATGCCAAAACTCAGCACAGCAGCTTCAGACCTTTGTCAATCTTAGCCTGGGCGAAACTTGGGAAGACCAAGGCGAAACTATAGACGAACACGGTTTGTACAACCGTCGAGAAGTCTACAAAGCACCAGCGCCAGCAGAAGTTTTGGTGATTACGGCAGGTATTGACGTTCAAGATGACAGGCTAGAAGTGACTTTTTTAGGAACAGGCAAGGACAACGAAGGATTTATTCTTGACCATCAGATTCTTCACTCTGACCCAGCAGCACCACAGACTTGGATTCAATTAGACAAACTTCTGAAAGAAAGGTGGCGTTGTGCGGATGGTCACGAACTGCCAGTGCAAGCGGCTTGTATCGACTCAGGTGGACATTTTACGCAAGCGGTTTATGAATTCGTCAGAAGCAGAACCACTTCCAGAATCTATGCAATCAAAGGTGTGGGAGGTGAAGGTAAGCCACCAATCGGCAGGCCAAGCCGCAACAATTCAGGCAGAATCAAACTCTTTCCGGTTGGGGTGGATACGATCAAACAAGCGATTTTTGGCAGGCTCAGAATAGCAAGCGGACCAGAGGCTTTGAGGTTTCCAAAACACTTGGATGAAGAATATTTCGCTCAATTAACCGCTGAAAAGATTGTCACTAAGTACCACAAAGGCTTTCCAAGACGCGAATGGATCAAGATTCGACCAAGAAATGAAGCCTTGGATTGTTTAGTTTATAGTTTAGCAGCCTTGTCTTCGCTAAACATTCGAGACTGGAAACGACTACAGAGAACTGCTAAAGTAGTTGAAACTGTTGAAGAAAGCATTGCCCAACCTGAACCTCAACCACAACGAAGAGCGTTGAAACCGAACAGAAGGCCACAATCTTGGATTCAAAGGTTTTGATATGCGAAACCGAAGGAACCGATATTTGACACCAAAGCAGTTGGCTGCTGAGTTGGACGTCAGCGAGCGAACAGCCTACCGATTCTGTGAATCCGGCTTAGTTCCGGCTTACAAAGTTGGTGGAAGTTGGAGAATCGAAAGCCAAACCAGCTATTTAGATTCATTTGCAAAATTAAATTGAGGAACATGAGAGGAAGAAAACCAAAACCAGCAGAGAATTTGCCTGACTCAACCAGAAGGCTATTAGAAATCATTGAATCATTAGGAATTTCGCATTCTGAGTTTGCCGAGAAGGTAGGCACAACACCTTCAGGATTAAGCAGCATATTGGTTAGAGGTACAGAGGTAAATTCAAGGCTAGCCAAGGCCATTGAGTTGGAGTTTGGAATTTCTCAGCAGTGGCTACTTTGGGGCAAAGAAGAAGATCAGCCTCATGCAATCACACCAAAAGCAATGCGTTGTCATTCTTGTCGTTTTTGGGATTCGGCAACATTCACAGCAAAAGACTTACCTGAAAATGTTGATGAATTTGGATATTGCCGCAGAAATGCGCCTATGCCGTTAATGTTCAAGCAAAGTGATCAAGACAAGCCACTTGAAATAAAGATTCATTGGCCTGTTACAGAAAACACTGACTTTTGTGGAGAGTGGAAATCTAAAAATTATTTATAAATTCTGCCAATTCTGCCAATTCTGCCAATCCTGCCCACAAGCTTGAAGTTCTGCGCTATTTCTAGCGCATGGCAACCAATTCTTTTGACCGCACTAACTACCCTACCACTGAACCTGACCGTCTTGTAGCTGGCGAACGCTGGCTATGGCGCAAGGATGATTTGGCGTCAGATTATCCGCCAGATTCGTATTCCCTAGAATATATCGCTCGCTCACATGGTGGCTCTTCGACTGAGTTTAAGATTCAGGCCACAGAAGCAGCCAGCACCTACTTCGTTGAAGTCTCTTCTAGCACCACACAAACCTACCCACAAGGCCACGTTCATTGGCAGGCTTGGATAACTCGCACCTCTGATTCAGAAAAAATCAAAGTCTTAGAAGGACACTGGGAAATTTCTTATGACTATGACGTCAACCACGATCCCAGAACTCACGCTGAAATCATGCGTGACAAGATTGAATCCCTATTGGAAGGCCGCGCAGACAATGACGTTGAAGAGTATTCGATTGGGAACCGCAGCCTGACCAAGCTGTCAATTCAAGACTTGATGAAGTGGCGCGACTACTACAGACAAGAGGTCGCTAAAGAAAATCAGCAAGCTAGAGCAAGAGCAGGCAAGCGTCCTGGCAATCTGGTGAAGGTTGAGTTCAGGAGAGCAGGATGATTCAAGAGGCAATGTGGTGGCTCACGGATAGAGTGCATAGGCCAGCACCAGAGAATCCAAGTCCAAAGCAGAAAAAACGAAGATACGATGGCGCGACAGGTTCAAGATTCTTGGCGGATTTTGTTGGTTCAACCACCAGCTCAGACGCAGAATTACAATATTCGCTTCGCAGACTTCGAGACAGAGCTAGAGAACTTTGCCGCAATGACGATTACGCAAGACGTTACCTGCAACTGATGAGTTCTAACGTAGTTGGCGAGCATGGGTTCACGCTTCAGTCTCGCGCCAGAAATCTGAATGAGCCGAATGTTGGACAGTTAGATGCTGCTGGCAACGAAATCATTGAAAGAGCCTTTCGACGTTGGGGCAAAAGCTGTTCAGCAAATCAGCGTCAGTCTTGGCTAGATATTCAGCGATTGGTTATTCAGGGACTTTGTCGGGATGGCGAGATTCTGATTCGTTTTGTTCGTGGCAAGCGTTGGCGTGACGGACTCGCTCTGCAAGTGCTAGAGCCGGATTACCTTGACGAAGAATATTTTACGACTGAGCCAAAAGGTAGACGAGTGGTGATGGGCGTTGAACTTGATGAGTTTGACGCACCAGTAGCGTATTACCTCAAATTAGGCCAAGGCCATCCGTTCGACACGTTCGGGCAGAGAAGAAGCGACAAGCGGACAAGAGTTCCGGCTGAAGACATCCTGCACATTTACCTGCCAGACCGAGCGCAACAAACCAGAGGCGTTTCTTGGTTTGCGTCAGCAATGACGAGAATGAGAATCCTGTCAGGTTATGAAGAAGCAGAACTGATTGCTGCTCGTACATCAGCCGCAAAAATGGGCTTTTTGGTTAGCGCAGACGGTGAAGGCTTCATTGGTGACGAGTCGGCAGACGGGAACCAAATCATGTCTGGCGAGCCTGGATCAATTCAGCAGCTTCCGGCTGGAATGAGCTTTCAAGAGTGGAATCCTAGCCATCCAACCAGTGCTTACGCTGAATTTCATAAAGGCGTGCTTCGCGGTATCGCTTCCGGTTTGGGCATTTCTTACACCAGCCTGTCAAACAACCTCGAAGGCGTCAGCTATTCCAGCATAAGACAAGGCGCACTAGAAGAGCGTGACTTGTACCGTCAGATTCAAAGCTTCTTGATTCAGCACCTGTGCGAGCCGATTTGTCAAGAGTGGCTGAAAATGGCAATGACAAGCGGCAGCATTCCAATCCCAATCACTAGATACGACAAGTTCAGCAACACCTTGGAATTCCGAGGCAGAGGCTTTTCTTGGGTGGACCCAGCAAAAGAGATTCGAGCCGAAGTCGAAGCAGTTAGAAATGGCTTCAAAAGCCTCAATGACGTTGCTCGTCAGTATGGGCGTGACGTCGAAGAAGTCTTTCAGCAAATGCAGGCAGACAAGGAAATGGCAGAGCGTTATGGAATCAGCCTAGCCTTTGAGCCTTTAGGCAGTCCACACGGACCAGTTGAGCCAGAAGTCGAGTAATGACAGAAAGCTACAAGCCAACCGAGGGCATGATTTCCGAGGCAAACCGTGGCCTAGAGTGGAGACGAGAATTTGGCAGAGGCGGAACCAGTGTCGGAATCGCCAGAGCCAGAGACATCAGCAACGGCAAGAGTTTGCCGTTGGCAACCGTGAAGAGAATGAAATCCTTTTTTGCGAGGCATGAAATTGACAAAAAAGCCGAAGGATTCAGACCAGGTGAAAAAGGTTATCCAAGTAATGGCAGAATCGCCTGGGCTATGTGGGGTGGGGATGCTGGCAAAAGTTGGAGTGAAAAAATCGTGAATCAAAGCGAGAGAAACATGGATTTAACTAGCATGACTGAGCGGCATGTCATTGACGTCGAAGAGACTAACGACGAGTACATTGTGGCGTTTGCCAAGGCTGAACAAGTCGCAGAAGAACCCGAAGAGCGAGAAGCGGAAGAAGTTCGACAACTTCCGATTCTGCCAACTCAGTACCGAATGGGTTCAGTTCGGATGATGGATGACGAGTCAGATCGTCGAGTGATGATGTCGATCAGTTCAACGAATCCGGTTGAAAGAGAATTCGGTTACGAGGTGCTTGAACACAACATTTCTTCTGTCGATATGGAATTCATGTCTTCAGGCAAAGCACCATTGCTTTTAGACCATGACGCAAGACAGCAGATTGGAGTGGTTGAAAAGGCATATATGGACAAGGACAAACTCAGAGCGCAAGTCCGGTTCTCAAAGAGCGCACTTGCCGAAGAAGTCTACCGTGACGTAGTGGACGGAATCAGAGGCAACGTCTCAATCGGATATCAGATTCAAGGAATGACGAAAGACGAGAACGGTTATAAAGACAAGCCTCTCTACAGAGTCAATATGTTTAAACCGCTCGAAGTGAGCATGGTTTCCATTCCTGCTGACTCCACTGTTGGGGTAGGCAGATCCAAGCCGGAAATTTCCGGTAATGACAATTCTGCAATTCAGGAGAAAACAATGAGCGCAGAAGTAGTTCAAGAGCCGGTAAACACACGGCAACAAGAAGACCAGTTGAAAGAGTACCGCAACCAATCCAGCCAGATTCTCGAACTTGGCAAGCGGCACAACGAGTATGACCTAGCGTTTCGCGCACTTCAGGAAGAGAAGTCACTAGCTGAATTCCAAGCCATGCTTTTAGAGAAGAAGACTTCCAAGCCAATCGACTTCTCAGTTGACGCCTCACCAAAGGAGAAGCGCAACTATTCTTTGGTGCGAGCGATTCGAGCCGCAGATCAGAAGGATTGGTCAAAAGCTGGTTTTGAAATGGAAATTAGCCAGGAACTCGCGAAGACACAAAAGCGACAACCAAAAGGTTTCTTTGTTCCTGACTGGGGTTGGCAGACTCGAACGGTATCAACCGCGGCAGGCGCAACTTTTGGCGCAGGAAGCAATATTGTGCCGGAAGACTACCGAGGCGACCGATTCATTGATGCACTGATTTCAACCTCAATTCTGGGGCAAGTGGGTGCAACGGTTTTGAACGGATTGCAAGGAAATGTCGCAATTCCCAAGATTTCCGCCAGCACCGCAGCGGCTTTCATTGCGGAAGGCGGTTCAGTTGGAAACAACGAGCCTGATTTCGCGCAAGTGACCATGACACCAAAGCTTCTGGCGAATAAGGTTGCCGTGACTCGCGAACTGATGATTCAGTCTGACCCATCCGTTGAGCAGTTGATTCGAAACAACATGGTCCGAATTTTCGCGGCAAAAATCGACAACGTTGCGCTTAAAGGTGGCGGATCTAACGAACCAACCGGAATTCTAGGCACTGCTGGAATTGGTGACGTTTCTTCCGGTGGCACCTCTGGCAACGCAAACTTAACCTACGGAAATGTCGTTGACATCATGACCGAGGTGTCGCAGGACAACGCTCTGCTTGGAAATCTGCGATGGGTAACTCATCCAGCGGTTGTAGGCAAACTAATGCAAACCTTGGTGGCTGCTAGTACAGACAGTCGAATGATTATGTCTGGGCCTGACAGCATGATGGGTTATCCGGTTGTTCAGACCACTCAAGCACCAAGTTCCTCGCCTTACTCGCTGATTTTCGGGAACTTTAGCGATCTGTACATTGGCTTCTTCAGCGCCTTGGACGTACTGGTGGACCCATACGGATCAGCCGGAACAGCCACAACAAATCTGTATTTTTATCAAGATATGGATATTGCGGTTGCTCACGCTGAAAGCTTCGCGGCAGCACAGGATGTGACCGTTGCGTAAGTGTTCCAATTAGACGAGTTACAAGGTTGGGGTGCTGCTCGACCTTGTATCCTTCTTTGTGGTGGACCTTCTGCGCCTTCAGACCTAGCGAAAGCCAAGGCGCAGATTGGTTTAAAAGATTACGACTTAGCGAGTGTTAATAATCACGGCTTACTTTTTCTTGGCGAGATCGCTTGGTGCTACGCTCATGACGTTCGGATGGTCAAACACCTTCAAGAGTACGATTCACCGAGCATAATTCACCATGAACCAAAGAATTTAAGACAACACGATATTCATGGTGGAATTGTCCCATTCATTCGACTTTCAGGACCAGAAGCGCTCTGGACGGCAGATTATTTGGGCTACTCAGAAATCCACATTTGCGGAGTCGATTTTTACACGGGCAACCGTCGATACTGGCATCAGTGGGATCTAGATAAGAAACCAACCAGAGTCCAAGAGGACCAGCAAGGCAAATGGATCGAAGCACGGGACCAGTTGCAAAATCCTGGGCGAATCGTGACATACAACGAGCGACTTCAGAGAATATTCGTATGAAAATTCAAATTATTCGAGGAACCGTTGCGAACGGTGGACCTGTTCGGGTTGGACAAGTCATTTCAGTGGACCCAAAAGAAGCAAATCAACTGATTGGCATGGGCAAAGCGATTGTTTATGAGAATCGGGCCAAAGGCTTGGACGAAGCAGAAGCGCCACCAGTGACCACGCGAACGACCAAAACCGCGCGAAAGCCTAAGAAATGAGCGTTGAAACCGCTGCTGATCGAACTGCCATGCTCGCAGACTACGGCTCAACCGTAACGAAGGCGGACGCAAGCACATTCACAGGCATTTTTGACAATGACTTTCTGGCGGTTGATGTAGACGAAAGCGAAGTCGAAAGCTCAGAGCCAACCTTGCTGGCAAGAACCGCTGACGTTTCCAGTCTAGCGCATGGCGACACACTGACGATTTCGGCAGTCAGCTACACGGTTCGAGGAATTCAGCCCGATGGGACAGGCATGACGCAAATCATGTTGAGTATTTAATGAGCCACAAGCGAGCGCAAATCAAAGCAAGAATCCAAACGGTTCTGACCGGATTGTCAACCACTGGCTCAAATGTCTTTCTCTCAAGAACTTATCCAATCGCAACGACTGACTTGCCTGGACTGCTGATTTACGCAAATTCTGAAAGCATTCAACGACTAGAGATTGGCATTCAGAACCGTCAGCAACGAACACTTGATTTGTCTATTGAAGCCATTGCCAAAGGAAACACCGCAGAAAGCACACTGGACACAATCACGGTTGAAGTTGAAGAAGCAATGGCGAACGACCAGACACTCAATGGGCTGGCAATAGATTCGGCAATCACTGACACGCAGATTCGGCAAGCGTCTGCTGAAAGTGAGTTTTTTATCGCAACTATGCGGTACACGGTCTTGTATCGCACCATCGAAAATGACGTTGAATAAGGAGACAAAATGGCGATTCCAGACCGTTATCTAAGACTGAGAAGTTCTCAACCGTATATCACAACCGAAAGCACTGCTGGCAGTTATGTCGCAGTTTCCGCTTCTGACGGATTTACAACCACTGAACCTTTGGCGCTATCGCAAACGTTCAACACTTCTGATATTAGCGAAGTCGGCACAAGACTTCTTCAGAACAGAAGTTTTGTAAATTATGCCGAAAGAGCAACGTTTGACATTCCATTTCTGGTCAAGCCTTCAGCTTCAGCCGGAACTGCACCAGCAGAAGATACACTCTTGACCAAGACCTTTGGAACTAAGACGGTTTCGGGTGGAACATCAGTCACATATAGCTTCAGCCGAGTTAGCAACACCTTCCAAGTGGCGCAGTTGGTCGATACCTACAAACTCTATGTGAGCAACGGAACTGTCGTTGAAGGCTTCAGCGTTGACATTACACGAGACGGTGTCTTCACCATGAACGCAAACTGTCGCGCCTCTCGAATCCGCTACTCTGGACCAGTGAACGCCACAGGCACAGACGTTTCTGTGACTGATTCCTCGCCTGCAACCGTTACGCTTGATCCTGCCAGCAATGCAGTAGCTGCCGATTATTTCTTCGCTGGACAACTGGTGGACATTTACGACAGTTCAGATTCACAGGTAAACACTGGAGGTGCTGCAACCATCAGCTCACCTTCGGCAACAGCCGCAACGGTTGGAGTGCAAGCCGCTTCTGGCGACTCTTTCACAGTCAGCGCGACTGACTACTTAGTGCCTCACTTGCCAGCCGCGACTCTCAGCACTTATGAGCCAATCGCCACTTCAGCCGCTCAAGTTTACTTGGCAGCACAGAACACCGCAGCCGCTTCCTTAATTCAAAGCTCTAACGAGTTTCTCGCCACTGGCTTCTCAATGAGCGTTTCTAAGAATCTTGGTGACCCAGGCTTGGCAGAAATGACGGGAGACAAGTAC